ATGGTGGTCACCAGCAGGTTTCAACCGAGGTAATCTTAAAAATGTTGTTAAACTGGCATGGAATCCAAGCAAACCACAAAGGGATTCATTATACACAATAGCTGTAAATCCGGTTGGTACATTCCCTGGTAACGGTACAGTTTTGTTTGGTGATAAAACACTTCAAGCACAACCATCAGCATTTGATCGTATTAACGTTCGTAGATTGTTTATTGTACTAGAAAAAGCAATTGCAAGGGCTGCTCGTTATTCATTGTTTGAATTTAACGATGATTTTACTCGCGCTCAATTTGTTGCGTTGGTAACACCATTCTTGAGGGATATTCAAGGCCGCCGTGGAATTTATGACTTCCGTGTTATTTGCGACACAACGAACAATACACAACAAATGATTGATACCAATCAATTCCAAGGTGACATTTATATTAAACCTGCGCGTTCGATCAACTTTATTCAATTGAATTTTGTTGCAGTCCGTACTGGTGTTGACTTCACCGAAGTCGTTGGTCGTTTCTAATAAATAAACAACGAATAGGAGAATAAAATGACATTTTCAGTATCAGAATTTAGATCAAACTTAGTAGGTGACGGAGCGCGTCCTAACCTATTCTCAGTTTCTCTAGTTTTTCCAGCAATAACACTTAACGGTCAAGCTGCTGGACAGAAAACAACATTCATGGCAAAAGCTGCTCAGTTACCAGGAAGTTCAATCGGAACAGTTACACAACAATATTTTGGTCGTGAACTAAAATTCGCAGGTAACAGAACTTTTGCTGATTGGACATTACAAATTGTTAATGATGAAGATTTTTCAATCAGAAATGCGCTAGAATCATGGATGAATGGTATCAACAGTCATGCTGGTAATTTACGCAATTCTTCAGCTCTTTCATTGACAAATTATAGTGTTGATGCAATCGTTACACAGTACGGTAAAACAGGAAACACTCTAAAGACATATAAGTTTGTAGGATTATTTCCTGTTGATATTGCGCCTATTGATTTGAATTGGGGTTCTAACGATGAAATCGAAGAATTCTCTGCAACATTCAGTTATCAATGGTGGGAATCTCTACCAATCACATCTTAATATATAAGGGAGGGTAAATCACCCTCCCAATGTTTTTTTGAATAGATAAGGCAATATGGCAGTAAACAAATTTTCACTTTTTGGATTTTCAATATCTCGGGACAAATCCGAGACTGACCAGACTGTACAACAATCTTTCACACCTCCAACAAACGACGATGGTGCATTAACCATAACATCTGCGGCCTATTATGGCACATATGTTGACCTTGATGGCACTGCAAAAAATGAAGTAGAGTTAATTTCTAGATATAGAGAAATGTCTATGCAACCGGAAATTGAATCAGCTATTGATGATATTGTCAATGAAGCAATATGTGCCGATGATGACGGTAAAACAATTCAACTGGTTTTAGATGCTTTAAAACAACCAGACAAAATTAAAAATGCCATAAAAACAGAATTTTCAAATGTTCTAAGACTGTTAAATTATAACAACATGGCTCAAGACATTTTTAGACGCTATTATATTGATGGAAGAATGTTTTATCATATTATTGTGGATAAAGATAATCCGACGCAAGGTATTAAAGAATTGCGTTATGTTGATCCTAGAAAATTGCGAAAAATCCGTGAAGTTAAAAAACAAAAAGACGAACGTACCGGCGTAGAATTGATGAATGTTATCAATGAATACTATGTATACAATGATAAGGTTGTATCCGGGGGCGGTTCCAGTAACTTTGGACCCGTCGGAATAAGAATAACGTCAGATTCTATCATATCAGTTGTATCTGGTCTTATGGATTCACGCCGTGCGGTTGTATTATCTTATTTACACAAAGCAATCAAACCAATGAACCAATTGCGTATGATTGAAGATGCAACTGTAATCTATCGTATCTCAAGAGCACCAGAACGCAGGATTTTCTACATCGACGTTGGTAATTTACCTAAATTAAAAGCAGAACAATACTTGCGCGATATTATGGTTAAATACAAGAATAAACTTGTATATGATGCAAACACAGGCGAGGTTCGTGATGACCGTAAATTTCTATCAATGATGGAAGATTTCTGGTTACCTCGTCGTGAAGGCGGTAAAGGAACAGAAATTGATACTTTGCCAGGAGGTCAAAATTTAGGTGAACTTGAAGATGTTAAATATTTCGAAAAGAAACTATATAAAGCTTTAAGTGTTCCGGTTTCTCGTTTAAATCCTGAAACTTCCGGATTTTCATTGGGTAAAACTAATGAAATAACAAGAGATGAATTAAAATTTGCAAAATTTGTAGGTAGACTTCGTAATAAATTTTCAGATTTATTTGATCAAGCATTAAGAGTACAATGTGTACTTAAAGGTATATGTACCGATGCTGAATGGAATGAAATGAAAGAAAACATTCATTATGATTTTATAAAGGATAATAATTTTGCTGAACTTAAAGATGCAGAATTGGTTAGAGAAAGATTATCATTATTGAGTGAAGTTGATCCTTACACCGGTCGTTATTTTTCCCAAGCATGGATTCAAAGGAATGTATTACGTCAAACAGATGATGAAATAAAAGAAATGCAAACAGAAATTGAGGAAGAAAAGGCAAATGGAATAGGTTTACCTGTTGGTGTTATGAATGACGTTGCTCAACAACAAATGATGAGTCAAGTTCCAGAACAACCACAAAACCCAGAGGACGCAAAGAATGAAGAAACTGTTGCAACCAGACTTTTAAAAATATTATAAATAGATTATCATTAGGAGAAATATATGCCCGATTATTCACCAAGAAACATTATTGATTACGCAGAAGATGGAAATGCATCTGAATTGAGAAATGCATTATATGCTTCTATACATGATAAAGTTGCTGCACACATTGAAGCAAAAAAACAAGAAATTGCAAAAAACCTAATCGATACGAACTCAGAAGAAACTGTTGATGAAGTTCCTGAACAATTAGAAATGGAAACTTCCGAAGAGGAATAATAAATGGCAAATAAATTTACATACCAAGTTTTGCGGGATGCATCAACTGACGCTGTTATTAAATTGACAGGTCAGTTTGATGGTGTCAGTGGGACAGAAAATAACCAATCAAGAATTCAAGCGAATACACTTTCTGGAGCTATTGCGACAAACGGATTTTTAGTTGCAAACAATCAAGGTGGTGCAGCTAATACACCTTTATCATATTACAATTTGCAAATTACATCAGCGCAATACTATGTTTCTATGGGTACATCAACACCACCTGGTTCTATCGAAGTCTTTTGGGCCGGAGATACTGTTGCAAATAACTCAACAATTTTTTATCTAAACGGTAACGGAGAATTCGGTTCAGCACAACAACCTGCTATTTTAAATAATTCATGTAACAATCTACCACAATTTAGTAGAGGTGATATTGGTATAAATTCTTATGGTGTGGCCGCCAATACTGCATATACAATTATTATCAGTGTGCGTAAAGATAACAAATACTATCAACGTGGCCAATTTAATGATCCAGCTGCGTTCAATTATCCTCCTTATAACCTTAAACCTTAAGATTTAAAATGAAATTAATAAAAGAAATTAATGAAACGGTATCTTACTTAACAGAAGAAAAGGACGGTAAGAAATCAATGTTCATTGAAGGACCTTTTCTTGTCTCAGAAAAGAAAAATAGAAACGGCCGACTTTATGAATTTAATACTTTAAGAAAAGAAGTTGGTCGTTATACAGAAGAATATATTTCCAAAAACAGAGCTTTTGGTGAACTTGGACATCCAGAAACACCTTCTATAAATTTAGATAGAGTTTCCCACTTAATTGTAGGTCTTAGAGAAGATGGGCAACAATGGATCGGCAAAGCAAAAATTCTAGAAACACCGATGGGTACAATTGCGCGGCAACTTATTGAAGGTGGCGCGCAACTAGGTGTATCTTCTAGAGGCATGGGTTCTTTGAAGAATGTTAATGGTGTTAATATTGTTCAAGATGACTTTTATCTAGCTACAGCAGCTGATATCGTAGCAGACCCTTCCGCACCGGGAGCATTCGTGCAAGGTATAATGGAAGGAAAAGAATGGATGTTAGTAAATGGAGTTTGGACTGAACAAAATCATACCGAAGCAATTAGCTTAATACGCCAAACGCCTCGTAAAGATATCGAAAAAGTTGGTTTAGCCATTTTCGAAAAATTCATGAAAAATCTTTAAATATAAATATCCAATATAAAAATCAAGGAGATTTGCAAAATGACAAAACAAATGAGTATCACAGAAGCCGCTGCAGCATTACTAGAAGGTTCTAAAGAAACCTTTACTGCGAATATTAGTGCAAAAAGAAGCAGTCGTACAGGTAATCCAAATATCGGTAATGAAGTAGGTTTAAACCGTGTTACTTCAAAGACTGCATATGGAACAAACGATGCTGGTAAAATTGGTGATACACCTAAAAATATTGATGATCCTTTACCAGATTATTTAAAAGGTGTTCCTCAAGCAACACCACCTGGTGCTACACCACCTACAGGTGCTCAAAAAGATGGTGTTGGTGCTTCGATACCAAGCATCAACGGACAAAAATTAGGCCGTCAAGATTTGGTAAAACCTACACAACAATCTGATACAGACTTTTCCTCTATTCGTGACCGTTCAGCTGGTACACTAGCGCCACAAAAACAACCAAAACAATACAGCCCTACAAAAGCTAAAGGTGTTCAGTCTTATGGTATGATGCAATCTACCGAAGAAATTGATATGTCAGCTGATATTGACGCATTGTTGGAAGGTGAATCTCTCTCAGAAGATTTTAGAGAAAAAGCTACTACAATTTTTGAAGCTGCTGTTATGTCTAGAGTTAATCAAATAGCAGAGGAAATTGAAGCCCAATTGATTGAACATTTTGATGGTGAAATGGAAGAAATCAAAGAAGATTTGGCTACAAAAGTTGATGATTATCTGAATTATATGGTTGAGGAATGGGTTACTGAAAATAAACTTGCAATCGAAAAAGGCCTTCGTGCTGAACT